AAAACAGGTAAAATGGATCAACAAGTACTTGCCAAATACTATGAAGTTAAGTTTAATCAACTATGGGAAATCTTTGAGGAATTAACACATGACAGATACTTTACTTCTTCTACCAGAACGACACCGACACCTGATTCGTTCAACAATGAAACATCTTCTTCGTGAACGTGAAGCTGATCTAACCTTCTGTAATGATATGATAACAATGCACTGGAATTGTTCTAACAAAGACAAACCAGAAAGCAAAAGAGCCTTCGAAAACCTTAACCACTACAAAGATTACAAACGTAAACTTCGTAAAGAACTAACCACAATCCGTTCAATTCTACAGGTAATGAAATGAAATATCACCATTGGTACTATACTGATAATGCAGACTTTGAATGCACTATTGAAGCTGAGAAAGGTAGTTTATGTCAAATCCGTGATGAAAAAGGAGGTTATGAACCTGACTATGCAGATGAAATATACGTTGTTGAAGTTAAGCACAAAGATACTGATATCATTGATGTTATCCATCCAGATGTACTACGTGATATCGTATCTCAATTCGTTGAAGTAAATTCCTCACTCTGAAAGCCTATATGCAAAATCCATTATCCGAGTATCGTAGTAACCTGTTTGCTACACATGATAGCCTTGATGAATCCTTCTCATACCTAAACAGTGTGATGGCAGGTGTATCAAATAATGATCGTGCAGGTGTTGACGTAGCTGTTCGTTGTATGATTAACACAATTGCAAAACAAATTGATGATGTATATCATCCAGACAAGTTCCAGTCTATCGAGTCTGTTGTTACTAAATACCTTGATGACGTACTTGCAGTACGTGTTGAAGAAATCGTAAATGAACGTGTCAGTGCGGCTATTGACCAATATATGTCAGATGAATTTGATATCACTGACTATGATCATAACATTGACTGGGATGATCGTATTAGCTCTAACCTTGACAGAGATGTTCTCAGAGAAATTGTTGAAGAAACAATCAAAGACAACATCACATTCGAGGTACGTGTATCGTGAACCAACCAGAGTCTAACGGCTACTTTGTCTTCGTAAAGCAAAGTTATGATAGAGCCTACTATTGTGTAGCAGGTCGTGATATCAAGCTTGAAGACGCTGTATGCTATCTATTCCAAAATGAAGCGGCTAATATATGTACTCAAAAGAACATAAGGTTAAATGATGAACTCCGTCAAAAAGAAACGCTCAATGAATCCGGAAGTACTAGCTAAGGGCAAAGCGGCTCTTGAACAGTGGCGTAAAGAAAAAGCCTATGCTGTAAAGAAAGGTGGTAAATTCCTTGAAGCATGGACTGAAGAACAAGAGTTAAAGAAAGCTCAAAAACGTACTTCACCAATGCAAGCAATCAAAAACTTTTGTAATGACTGTGTAGGAGGTATTCGTACAGATATAACCAACTGTACTGCTAAACAATGTTCTCTGTATATCTATCGACCATACCAAAAAGGTGAAGAGTAATGAATGAATACTGCTTTCAAATTAGTGCTACCCGTACAATCTGGGTATGTGCTATTGATGAAGAAGAAGCTGAATCTAAGGTCTATGAAGAAGTCGGCTATGATCCCGGTGAAATGGAACTCGTTGACGTTAACTTTGATATCTAACTATGATAGCATACAAACTGTTTCGTAAACGTAAAGACGGTACCTATGGCCCACTGTTTATTAATCGTAAGCAAAAGTTAATGACTGATGTCTGGTACTTCGCTGAAGATCATAAAACAAAAGGCTATGCACATCGTCCAGGATGGCATGCATGTGCTGAACCACTTGCACCACACCTATCTAAAAAAGATCGTGTATGGTGTAAAGTAAAGATCAATGATCTTGTACGTCACCAAAGACCTGAGTCTCAAGGAGGTCTATGGTTCACAGCAAATGTTCTTAAAATTATAGAGGAACTATGAGTTCAACACTAATAGCAATCATAGGTGTAGTATACTTAGGAGTCTGCATAGATCTATTCCTTAAAGGAAGCTTAGGTCTAAGCATTGCATTCTTAGGTTATGCTATCGGTAACGTAGGTTTATACTTAGAAACAGTAACTAAATGAAACGTAGAACAATCTATCTTGCAGGTCCAATGGAACATGTGTCTGCTGAAGAAGCTAAAGGTTGGCGATCAACAGCAACGCACCTGTTAGCTCACTCAACTAACATACTTAATCCATGCAGACGTATTCATTCATTTCAAACTAAATATATGAAACGTATATTTGAACTTGATCTGCGTGATATCCGTGAATCTGACTTAATATTAGCAAACTTAAATGATCCTACTGTACCCAAACACGGTACTGCTATGGAAGTATTCTATGCTGCTTATGTGTTACAAATCCCTGTTGTAGCGTTTAAAGAAGACAATACAACAATTCATCCTTTCTTCGAATCCCTTGTAACTGAATGGAGGTCATCTGTGGATAAAGCTTGTGATACAATTCTTGCGGAGTATTTATAATGATAATTGTAACAATTGCAACTGTCTGGGCTATTGTAACTTTAATTGCAATGCTCTACGGAGTTATTGAACCTGTATTGAACAGAAAAGATAACCAAGAACGTTTTAACAAATACAAATAATATGCCATACATCACTGAAGAAGCCCGTCAATCACCACACATGCTCAAGTATGAACCACACTGTGCAGGTGAATTAAACTTTCTAATCACAACGTTCATTCGTGACTACTACAACAAAAGTCCATCATATCAATCTGTCAACGATGTTGTTGGCGCACTTGAAGGAGCTAAACTCGAGTTCTATCGCAGAGTTGCAGCCCCTTATGAAGATACTAAAATCATTCTAAACGGAGATGTATACTAATGCTTAAAACAAATGTAGATAACAAACGCTTCGATGAAATCATAGCGTCATGGGATAATGAAGACTTCTTTGACATTCAATCTAAAAAGTTGCTTGAAAAAGAACGTGAAGAAATAAACAAAGGTTGGTCTGAAGTATTCGGAAAAGAATACAACAAGGAAATTGATATGTATGAAAATAAAGATGCTATTAATCCTCCACACTACAAAAATGTAGCCGCAGGTAAACAATACATGGAACTCATGGTTGACATGCTTGAAGGTAAGTCAGGTGTTGAAGCTCACTTGTTCGGTCAAGTGTATAAATACCTGATGCGTTGTGGTAATAAAGACCAAGAAGTCCAAGAGTTAAATAAAGCTCTGTGGTATCTGCAAGCACTCATCAAGTTTAAAACTGAAGGTAAAGTTCTCTAATGAACCATATCAAAACGGTCAAACGTTTTGTCGCTGGAAGTCATAAGTTCTTCGACATCTATGGATGTACCGTAGATGAAGTTGATACTTATACTTCTAGTACTGGCAAAGCAATGGTCAAGGTGTCCATTGAAGGTAAAGAGTATAATGGTCTTCACAACAAATGGGTCTATGAATATCTCTGTGCTAACGAAGGGCAACCCTCTTTTGTAGTCTTCTGGAAAGCCCCTAAAGGTGATCCTATGGTAGCCTACGTTAAAGAGATCTGGCAGAACCACATCGATGGAACTCCTCAAGAAACTGTATACTTAGCATCTGATGAAGAAGCTCACATACAAGAAGGTGAATCGTTCTTATACATGTGGATCAACAAAGACACCGATAAGAAATATATCGGTAAACATCGTGGTAAACCTGATGACGGATATGTGTGTTCATCTGAAAGCTTCATGGCTGAATACAATGAATGTCCATCAAGATTTATCCGAACTATACTAGCTTATGGTACTGATCAAGAGATGCTAGAGCTAGAAACCATCTTGCTGTTACAACTAAAGACTCGTATGAGTCCTATGTACTTTAATCTGTCTGACAACCTAAACAGGAGTAATTAATGGCGGCTAAACCCAATGCTACAAAGCATGACTTCACTATTAAATTAGGTGGTCAAAACTATGAGATTCAAATTAGCCCTAGTACTAACTATGGTTGGTTTGAACATAATGAGCTTGGTGACGAATCAGGAGGAGGTCTTTGGTTTGATCGTGGAATGTTCTTAATTGACTATGATGGTGTGTATGAACTGCCTTCAGAAGTTAAAGATACATTAATTAGGTTTGGTTATATTGACCCACTAGAGGTAGAACAATGGTAATTAATATTGATGATGAAATAGCTGATCAAATTGTTTGTGAAAATATTAAAAGATCTTATGAAATATTATCTGATCCTAAATTCTCTGAAGGGATGTATAGCCTTGACGTATACGAAAACTATATGAGAATTCATTTTCTTAAAGAAGCTATGAAAAGAGTCTACGAGTACTACAGTAATGATACTCTTGAATAAAATCAACACAACCACAGTCGGTACCTTATAGATACACACGGAGAACTTATGCAAAAGATTGTAGTGACTTGCTGTTTTGAAATCAACCATGATCCTGATACTATGGCTGATGTAGAAACTATTATCCATCAACTGGTAAGAGAGGATTTCTTAGACAACTATAATGGTGAACAATTCTATATTGTACAGGAAGAAGTAATCAATGAATCCTGATAAAGCGTATACAATGTATACAACAGCTGAAGAATGTAATGAAGTCTCTCAAAACATTATGAAGATACTTAGGTTTGGTCTTGATACTGTCTACCCAGCTGATGGTAAAGAAAGTAATCGGGATAAGCTTGAGGAAGAAATGGGTCAGTTAATGTTTTGTCTTAATCATTTAATATCTGATTTAGATTTAAATGAAGAAAACATTATGAATGCTTATAACCAAAAAGCTAACACATGGTTAAAATGGAAAGCCTATTATGTTAATTGATACAGCACAAGAAGGTGTAGTACGAGTTACTATTGACTTCTTTACTCCACTGACAGATGAACTTGAGTATAAGTTACACTATATTCTAGATAGTATAGCTGAACTTGAGTATGACTATGATAGGGAAATAGAAAATGAAATCGCAAAGTGATTGGGATTTATTCTACATGCGTATTGCTAACTTAATATCTCAGCAATCGTATGCAGAAGATCGTAAGGTTGGTGCTATCATTGTCAAAGATGATAACATCATTTCATTCTCATACAACGGTACACCAAGAGGAACAAACAATGATACCCAAGTACATGAGGTTCTCCATGCAGAGGCTCAAGCAATTGCCAAAGTATCCCGTTCTAGTCAATCTACTCTGGGTGCTACTCTCTATAGCACTCTTTCCCCTTGTATTGATTGCGCTAAGCTTGTCTATGCTGTTGGGATTCATCGAGTGGTTTTTAGAGATAATTATAAATGCCTTAGAGGAATTGAGTTCTTAAAGTCTCAAGGTGTTATAGTTAATAACACACAACTTCACGAAGCATTCATTGATCCAATGTTGCTGATTAACACAGGACTATACAACAATGACTGAAACAACAGCACTACTTGCAATTAGTTTAGTAGCTTTAGGTGCATATAACTGGCATCTTCATACGATCATTCAAAGTCTTAACGATCAAGTCGATAACTTCCTTGAAATGGTCATGGAAATGGCTAAAGAACTACAAGAACTTGGGTCACCTAATGTAAAGGTAGTTGATGACAAAACCAAAGAAAACCTATGATAGACCTAAAAATATCCGTGTAACAGTAGCTTGTTTACCTGATGCTGAAAAAGACGTAAGGCAAATGTTCTTTGATTGTCTTAATGATTACAGCAAACGTTTCAAGGTACCTATCACGGATAAAAAGTTTGTAGTACATATCTGTTTAATTGAATATGAAGAAAACTGTAATGAACAGGGATTAACTATATACAATGATGCGGATAGACGTATTCTAATTCAATTAAGAGATCCACTCTTAAATGATTGGGGTCCAAACCACTTTGTCATGGATAAGTTTGTTAACATTCTTGCCCATGAAATAGTACATGCATGCCAGTACCTATGCAATCGTAAGATACCAAAGTTTAATAAACTAAGTTACGATAAAAAAGACTTAAGAGAGCAATACTTCTTTGATCCCTCAGAAATGGAGGCTCGAATGTTAGAGGCTCCATACACATCATTCTACGGGAGTATTCTTAATGAATAAACTAAGGCTATGTGTAGACATTGAGACCAATGGTTTTATTCCAGATGTAAATAAGATCTGGTGTCTTGTTGCTGTTGATTCAGACAACGGAAATGTCTACTCATTCTCAGACTATGACGATGAGCTACCAAGCTTATCTGAGGGTCTCGACTTTATATCTAAGGCTGATATAGTATTCGGTCATAACATTATCGGTTATGACTTAGTAGTACTAGACTATATCCTTGGATTCAAACTACCAAGCACTGTTAAGGTGATTGACACATGGCTTCTATCCCAACTAAACCAGTATAGGCGTGAACATAAACATGGTCTTGAAGGATGGGGTGCTAAACTAAACTATCCTAAGCTAGACTTCACTGAGTTTAATAACTACAGTAAAGAAATGCTTACATACTGTATCCGAGATGTTGAACTTAACGTTAAAGTATACAAGGTATTAACTGAAGAAGCTACTAACTTAATTCGTAAATACCCATTGTACAAGAAAGGTATCGAAGTTGAGACTGAGTTTGCTAAAATAGAAGCTGACATCAGAGCTAAAGGCTGGATGTTTGATATGGCAAGAGCACAAACCCTCTTAACAGAGATCAACAACAAGCTAGATGCTATTGAAATGGTACTCGAACCTAAAATCGGAATGAGGTGTATCAAGACAGATGGAAAAGACGAATTCAAAGAACCCGCATGGCGAAAAGACGGGTGCTATACAGTCGCCACTGTTAAACACTTTAATATACCGCAAGAGTCGGGAAGAACTGAAAGACCTATTGAAGGAGCCTACTGCAGAATCTCCTTTGAACAGGGTAAAGTCGGATCAATCGAAGTAGTTAAAGACTGGTTGTATTCTATTGGATGGGTACCTGACGAATGGAACGTGGAAAAAATCAATGGTAAGTTTGTTAACAAATCGCCTAAAATTACTGAATCTTCTCTTGAGAAGCTTGGTGCTGATGCTATGCTTGTTAGTGAATACTATACAATTAGAAGTCGTAAAGGCATTCTTGAAGGTTGGATCAATGAAGTCAGAAACAGTAAAGACAATCGCTTACATGGTCGCATGTGGACTATTGGCACACCTACCTTTAGATGCCGCCATGAGGTCGTTGCTAATCTCCCTTCTGTTGACTCTGTATATGGGAAAGAGATGCGAAGTCTTCTTGTATCCGAAGCAGGAACAACCATTGTCGGTGCTGACTCGGCTGGAAATCAGATGCGTGGTCTTTGCCATTATATACGGAATGATGAGTTTACTAATGAGGTAATCAATGGAGATGTCCATCAACGAAATGCAGATGCTCTTGGAACTAGTCGCAAACTTGCTAAGCCTTTTCTTTATGCTTTCCTGTTTGGGGGTGGTGATGGTAAGCTTGGTCTCATACTTACGGGCAAGACGGATGCGAAGACGGGTAGAACTGCTAAAGAAAAGTTTGAGAATTCAATCCCAGGATTAAAAGAACTTAAGGATAACCTATCAAGTTTATTTGATAAGACATCTAATACATTCGGTAAAGATAAAGCCTTCATCAGAGGTATCGATGGTCGTATGGTATTCGTAAGCTCTCAACACCAAGTACTTAACTATCTATTACAGACTGCTGAAGGTGTCAGCTGCAAAGCGGCAGCAGTATATCTCAGAGACAAACTAAAAGAACGTAACATCCCACACTACTTTGTGTTGCACTATCATGATGAAGTTGCTGTTGTAACTAAAGATGAGTATGCAGAAGAAGTAGCTGAGTTATCTATCGAAGCATTCACCGAAGCACCTAAGTGGTTTGGTATCGAGTGCATGGGTGGTGACGCACATACAGGTAAAACATATGCAGAGGTACACTGATGATTGAATCAGATGATCAATTCGACATTGCAATTATAGATGCAGATAGTATTATGTATCAGATTGCTTACATGCAACCATCTCCAGCGTTATGCCGTAAAGCTCTTGACGATAAGTTAAAAGAGATTATGACTAACACTGGAGCTATTAGTGGTGCAGTGTTTATTAAAGGTAAAGACAACTTCAGATATGAGGTAGATGCCGCATACAAAGGTAATCGTAAAGATACCATTGAACCTGAAGTTAAAGATCGTATTGACGATTTATATGAGTACTGTAAAGACTTTAGTATACAGTCAGATGGTGGTGAAGCAGATGACTACTGTGGTATTGCCGCTGAGTTAGCATTACAGGATAACAAACGTTATATTGTATGCCATATAGATAAAGACTTAGACTGTATTCCTGGATGGCACTATAACTTCCGCAAGGATACGTTATATTACGTTGAACCAGAAGATGGTTACAGGTTTCTTATGATGCAGATCTTAACAGGAGATGCTACAGATAATATCCAAGGCTTAAGAGGTGTAGGACCAAAGACAGCTGAGAAGCTTATCAATGGTGTACCTAATAACCTCTTGTGGTCAAGGGTTATTGACATCTGGAAAGAAAAATGTGGTGATAATTGGGAACCTTTCTTTTTGAAATGTGCTAACTGCATATACATCAGAGAGAGTGATGATGACCTTAAGCCACTAACATTTGAAGAATTAAAGGAACGACTATCATGGAAGACTACGGACACTGGATTGCCCTCACAGAGCGACCAGCCAACGCCTTCGGATTCATCTATGCAGTCTTTGGACCAACTGGAAGACAATACATCGGAAGAAAGCAACTCATAAGTGAAACATCCAGACTACCTACAGGAGCAAAGCGCAGAGTTAAGACTCGAAGAGAGTCTGATTGGAGAACTTACAGATCCTCCTGTCGAGAACTCCTTGATGATATTGAGTTGTATGGAGCTGAAACATTTACTTTTGTTATATATGACTGGGTATACGGAAGAGGGATGCTTACGTATAGGGAAGTCCAAGAGCAATGGTCGTGTGAAGTCCTTTCAAGAGATGAAACTCCTGATGGGGAGCGCCTCTGGTACAATGGCAATATTGGAGCCGTCAAGTTTTTAAAACCTAAATCATGAATAAGAATAAGCCTATTAAACCCCTTGAAAAAGAAATCCCTTCATTAAAAGAGGATTTCAAAAATCAATTCAAACGTAAGAAAGAAACTCAACAAGAAGCTAAAGATCGAAGAGAACGTATTAGAGAG